GACCACATCTGGGAGGGCGACTACATCGGCACGGTGGTGGGCGCCTACTTCGCCAAGGCCATCACCAAGGCCAGGGAAGAACGCCGCATCGGTCGGGTTGGCCCGGATGAGCTGCTGACCTACAAAGCGTTTTGCGACATCGGCGGAACTGGGCAGAAGGCGGATGCGTTCACGATCTGGGTCGCGCAGTTCGTCGGGCGTGAGCTTCGGGTTCTCAAGTATTACGAGGCAGTCGGGCAGCCTGCTAGCGCGCACATGACATGGCTGCGAGACAGCGGCTTTGTGGGTGGAAACACGACGATCTGGCTACCTCACGACGGCGACAAGCAGGATGCGGTGTTTGACGTGTCATACCGCAAGGCGTTCGAGTCTGCGGGCTACGCTGTCGAGGTGGTCCCAAACCAGGGCAAGGGCGCGGCAATGTCTCGCGTCAAGTCTGCGCAGCGTGTGTGGCCTTCCATCTACATGGACGAAGAATGGTGCTCGGCTGGGCTTGAGACTCTTGGCTGGTATCACGAGAAGCGCGACGATGTGCGTAACGTCGGCCTCGGCCCGAATCACGATTGGGCGTCACACGGCGCCGACAGCTTCGGCCTGATGTGCGTGGTGTTTGAGTCGGTGGGCCAGTCCAATCCGAACGTGGCTCCCATCCGTTACCCAAGAAGCGCCCGAGTGGCCTGACGCTTTACCGCTGTGGATATTCCCCCGTAAGGAGTCTCCACATGAGCCAAAACGACCTGCAAGAGTTGATCCGCCTCGTTGCTGCTGGGCGGCGCGATGCTGCCGACAAGCTGGCCGAGCTACTGCACCCGCTTCTGAGTAAGCCTGAAGACCAGCCCAAGACCACAAAACGTAAGGTGGTGGCCGAATGAGCAAGATGCAGGACGTTGCCCTGCTCAAGCTCTTGCAGGACAAGGAAGACGCGGCGGGGAGGTACGTATGGGGTGAATTGTCGCGCACGCGTGAGCAATCGCTACGCGAGTATTACCGTCAGCCCTACGGCAACGAAGACTGGTCGCAGATCGTCGCCAGCGACGTGAACGACACGGTGGAGTGGATTCTCCCCTCCCTGCTCAAGATCTTCACCAGCACCGACAAGGCAGTCAGCTTTGAGCCGTCCCGCGCCTCTGATGTGCAGGGCGCCGAGCAGGCCACCGACGCCTGCAACCACGTCTTCTACAAGCAGAATAATGGATTCCTGATCCTCTACACCGCGCTCAAAGACGCATTGACCGTGCAGAACTGCGCTGTCATGTGGCGCAAGGAGCAGAAAGAGGATGTCGTCTCCCTGCCATTCAAGGGCGCGTCTGATGAGATGCTGGCCTTGCTGATGGAGGAGGAGGGAGCCGAGATTCAGGACATCCGCACCGATGTGGTGATGGATGAGCTGGGTCAGCCGATCCAGTTGCACACGGGTCGCCTCAAGCGCATTGATCGGCGAAACATCGTCAAGGTCGAGGCGTTCGACCCGAACAACCTGCTGATTGATGCCGAGTGGACTTCTCCGCTCTTGCAGGATTGTCCCTATGTTTGCCGGGTGATGGAAGTCACCATGTCCGACCTGAAGCTGATGGGGTTGGATGCTGACGGGGCGGACCTGTCAGCGTCTGACCGAAACTTGATGCAGCGCGAAGTCGAGGATGAAGCATGGGAGGCCGACACCGACGACATCGACGCATCGCAAGAGGACGGGTATCTGCGCATTGAGTATGTGCTGGTGGACCGAGACGGTGACGGCATTGCCGAGCGCCTGGCCGTATGGCGCTTGCAGGACAAGATTCTGAAGGTCGAGGAAGTCTCGCATGTGCCCATTGCGACAGCTTCGCCCATCCTGAACACGCACTCATGGGCCGGTCAGTCGATGGCCGAGGCTGTGAGCGATTTGCAGCGCCTGCACACCGAGTTGCTGCGTCAGACGCTCAACAACCTCTATCTGACCAACAATCCACGCACGAAGGTGCTCACGGACGCGAACTGGTCGCCCCTTGCGAACATTGACGACCTGCTGGACTCTCGCCCCGGTGGCGTGATCCGCACGCGGGATGTGAATGCCGTGACGAGCGAGATTGTCCCGTTCGCTGCGGCCGCGTCGATGCCGATGCTGGAATACGTCCAGTCGATGCGTGAAAACCGCACCGGCGTGTCTCGCACGTCGATGGGCCTGAACCCCGACAGCCTGAACAACACGGCCACGGGTCGCCAGATCGACATGACAGCCGCGCAGCAGCGTGTCGAGCTGATCGCACGCATCTTCGCGGAGATTCTGGTCAAGCCGATTTTCCTGGGCATCCTCAAGACGCTCACCGAAGGCGGCATGGAGAAGATGGCCTTCCGCTTGCGTGACGAGTTCGTGGAGTACGACCCGAACGAGTGGCGCGATCAGTACGACACGACCATCCACGTTGGACTGGGATCAGGCGACAAGATGGCGCAGCAGGCATCCCTGATGCAGATCATTGCCATGCAGAAAGAAGGCATGGCGCTGGGATTGGTCGAGCCCAAACACATCTATCACAGCTTCTCCAAGATGATCGAGAACGCCGGGTTCCAGGATGTGCAGAGCTTCGCTGTTGACCCGTCAACGCAGCAGCCCAAGCCGCAGCAGCCGCCAATTGAGTTGCAGATCGAGCAAATGAAGCAGCAGGCAGACCAGCAGAAGGTGCAGGCCCAGTTGCAGGCTGATGTGCAGAAGTTCCAGTCGCAGATGCAAGCCAAGTTGCAAGAGACACAAGCGAACCTTGAGCTTCAAGCGGCCAACGACCAGCGTGACGGTGATCGGGAGCAGATGAAGGCGCAGTACGAAGCGCAGATTGCCGCGCAGCGTATGGAGTTCGACCGATGGAAGGCTGAATTTGACGCCCAGACCAAGATCTACATCGAGGAAATGAAGGTGCGCGGTGCCCCATCTGGTGACGTTGTGCAGATCAAGGACGACATGCTGCGCGTCATGGATGGTCTGCAGGCTGTGATCCAGCAGATGAACACACCCAAGGTGATCGTGCGTGATGCTGCGGGCCGCGCTATCGGAGTTAGAGCTTATCAGGAGGGGTCAGATGGCTGATCTAGGTGGCGACAAGGCGGATGTGCGCATCTCTACAAAGGATGCCCTGCACGCAGATTGGCCCAGCCGGGCATCACTGACCTACGCATAACGGAGAAACACAATGGCTTTTTACGCACACGCTGACGTACTCGAAAACGGCCCCGCCTACGTCAAGGCAAACGCCACCAAGATCATGCTGATCAGCGCATACACCTTTGGCGACAGCTATGCCACGGTCGATGCGGCCAAGCTCAGCGATGCGGCAGTCACCACGGCCAACTGGACTTGGAGCGCGTCCGGCAATGACCGCGTGCTGACCTCCACCGACAACCTGACCGGCTCGGTTGCTGCTGCGTCTGCCGCTGGCCCGTCCAACCATTACGCGGTGGTCGATGCCACGAACTCCAAGGTGCTGTACGTCACCGAGGAAGGCTCAGACCAGCCCATCACCTCGGGTAACCCGGTCACGCTCAAGTCAGTTGTGATCAAGGCCACGCAGCCGACGTTGGCAGTCTGATAGGGGCGCCCATGATTGTCACCAGCACCTACACAGAAGGCCCCGCGCAGGTTGACGGTCGCCGTTACGTCAGCGAGCTGCACACGGACGACCGTGGGCAGACCTACACCTACGAGTGGCTTGGTGATCAAGATGCGGCCATTGTGCTGTCCGACCGCGCCGCTGTACTGTCTGCGCAAATCGCTGCGCAGCGTGCCGCTGAGGCCGTCGTGCTGGGCACGGCTCTGCCGCTGACCAAGTACCAATTCCGTCAGCTGTTCACGTTCGCTGAGCGTGTGGCTGTTGATGAGCTGGAGGCAAGCCTGGAGCAGCACCCGGGTCTGACGGTCGGGCAGCGTGCGTCCATCCGTACCGGCCTAAAGGATTTCAACGCCGCCCAAGACGTGGCCCGCCCATTCCTGCCCGACGTGCTGCAGATGCTTGACCTGTTCGTTTCGCTTGGCATCCTGACCCCCGAGCGCAAGGCGCAGATTGTGAGCGCAGGCAATGGCTGACGTAGCACTCTGGAGCGGCGCAACGGGCGCCGGAAACGGAACGTCCTGGGCTGATGCGTACACGACGCTGGCGGCTGTCATCACGGCGCAGGGTAGCAATCCTACGCGGGTGTTCGTGGCATCTGATCACGCAGAGCTTGTGGCTTCTAGCCTCGTGTTCCCTGCTGGCGGATCAATTGTTTATCAGTTGATCTCCAGTGACAGGACAAGCGGATTTCCTCCGACTGTCGAGCAGGCCGGTGCCCGCATCGGCTCCACCAACTCGACCAACCTGACAGTCCAGAACAGTTTTTATAGCAAGGGGATTTTCTGGACGGCCGGAGAAAACTCCACGGCGACTCGGAACCTCGCGTTGGACAGCGCCAGCGCATACAACCTCGTCCGCATCGTCGGCGGAGGGATCGAGCTCAAGAACACCGGGGCAGGTAGCCGGATTGCGTTCGGCACAGGCTCAACGAACCGAAACACAAAGTTCATTCTGGAGAATGCCGAGATCCGATTCGGCAACGCGGGGCAAGGCTTTCAGATGTACGCCGCAAGCCTGAGCATTAAAGACGGTGCTCTGGCTGGGTCTGCGATCACCGAGTTCATCAAGACCTTCAGCGTGGTGGCCGCTGA